GATAAAGTAATTTGGTTGCACTCTACCACTCCATAAAAGAGTGTCCACAGCATTAGAACCAGACCAAGTGGTTGAACCTATGTATGAATATCGATTAACAAAATTCGCAATAACAAGTTCATCTTCCGTATCAACTCCCATTACTGAATTATCAATAGTGACTTCATTCTTAGGATCCAGACATAATTTTGTAACAGGTTCACCAATATGTGCAGATGTTAAGCTATGATATGGAAGATTCTTAAGAGGTTTCACATCCTCAATAACTGGTACATCTGTAAATCCAAACATTGCAGCTATAGTTGATACTGCCGATGCCCCAATAGTGGTAGCTTTAGCAAATCTTCCAATTACTGGTACCTTTTCAAGCGATTTAGATATATTCGCAACAGCTGATGCTACCCCGGATACTGGTCCCTTACCATACTCATCACTAGCCTGTAAGACAGTCTTGACGGTAGGTCCACCAAGATGAATATCAGATGCATAGGCATAAATTCTCAAAGTACAACCTCCAGCAGAGACTGAATTAGCATTCTTCAATAAAGTAGCAGATTTAATATCAATTTGCCCTATACTTCTCACATCATAAATTGATGTTAAATTAACTGCATCATAATTATAAAGAAATGGTAGATGCATTTCACCTGCTTGCGATGTCTGTGGATAAACCCATACATGAGGCCTTTGTGATAATCCAAAAGTATAAGTTGAATCACCACTATTTAACTTAGCTGTGTCGCCTGTAGGCATAGGAACGTATGAAACCAAGGCTGCCCCATAATAAAAAGGGGACGCATTAATCATTATCTTCAAGTGTAGATTCATCCTTCCTGTAAAATAATTCTGAATTTTATTTTTAATAATGGGATGATTAAGATATTCATACCACGGATAGAAAGAATCTGCCAAACCTCCACCTTCAGTCCATGTATAACTTTTAATAAGAACTGGTCTTGTTAAGAAATTTTTAAGTTCAGCGTCGGATGGAAATAGATGAGATGATAATTGCTCCATCGGTGATTCAAATGATACTACCATACCCCTTTCTGCATCTACAGACTGAACCAAAGTTTGAATATCATTATTAGGTTTTGAATCTGAAGTTCCAACTAGCTCCTCTGCAGATTGTAATTCACATTTAAAGTGGTTACGAGTTGTTTTAGAATGGTGCTGGGTAAAATTGGGTAAGATATTAGTATTAACAGTGTTGCAACGAGGACAATCTATCTGTGTTATATATGTCTTATCACAATTATCACAATGTGTAAAAGAATCTGGTAAATCATTAAGATCTACATAAACGTAATTCTTATGTTTAAGATTACGTCTAGTTTTGTTTTGTTCGGTTGTCTCCGCGAGTGTTTTTTGAGCAGTTTTCTCTGCTTTCATTGTATTTTTTTGAGTAGATAATTTATCTAAGACATGCATTTCTATCTGTTCATGCATGAATGAAGTTATCTTTGTGTGTTCCAACTGCACTTCATTAAATAATGACTTTGAGGATCGCTCGTGTGGGAAAGATTCATCAATGTCCACGCTTCGGCTCTGCATACTAACTTCTGCAAACAAATCCGACAGTAAACTACATTGAATAGGGAGTGTTTGGTTAAGTCCTGATCCCCCAGAACTTGCGAGAGACTTGGAGGCCAATACATATCGATCTCTAAGTTGCTCCCATGTAGGGAATTCATTCCCTTCATAATATATATTAAGAGATAAATCTTGAACCATCTGGTAAAAGAAGTTTCTCTTCTCTTCAAATATACCTTTTCCATAGAAAAAGTATTCCATAACGGCACTATTCATGATAGCTATACTTTGTTGCTCAGCACAAATGGTTTTTGAGGGTATCCATATCATAAGACTTTTAATTATTGAATCTTCATCAAGAGGACATAAAAATCTTTGCATGTCCTTACAGAAAACCCATTTTCTCTTAAGAAAAGAAGCATCATTGATGTGTATATAAGGTACACTCTCAGCTTCTTTCTCTGCCATTGTATATTTAACACCATATGTATTAAGAATATTAGCTATTGTAGTGTGATTAAACCAAGGTATATTTTCAGATACACCCATGATATTATCATCACCATATGTCATTAGATGGACAAGATCCTGAAACGTTTTAATTTCATGTTTAGGATTGAGCATATAATAGCAATATCTCATATAAATACTATTAGCTAAACTGTTTACAATAACAGTCAGGGGATGTCCCGATGGGTTACAGCCATTGAACTGTATAAGATCCCCGAAATAGTCTACCATTGGATAAGCAGTATCGAAGGCTATACCTTCAGCAACTTTAATCTCATCCTCAGTCATATTAGAAGCTCTCATAACATT